CTTTTGTAACTTAAACATTTTCTTAGACTGTCCGGAGAAACTACTCGCTAACTGTTCCGCGACCTGGACGCCAAATATAAGTTTTTGTTTACCGGACAGTTTCGCCCAGCGCTCCGAATCCAGAGCGCGCCGTTTATCGAGATCGTCCATTCTGCGGTTAAAATCCTCCTGGGCGTCTAGCGTTTTCTGGCGCCACTCGTCCTCGGTTATCTTTTTGTTCGCGAGTAGGAGGTCTAGTTCGCCTAACGCGATCGCGCTCTCCTCGGTTAGTACCTCTCGCTCCGTTCTATGGCGCTCTCGTAGAGTCTCTAAATGCGCTGCAAAATCCGCCGCCTCCTTATCCGCCAGTTCTTTAGCCTTTGCCGCTAAACGGTCCGCCTCCTCCTGTCCCGCCGTAGCGCCTACCAGGGCGACCGCCGCTACGGTCTCCTCCGCTTGCTGGACTATCGGCTCTTTAAAAAACGCCTCCATATTAGCGTCGAGTTCCGCCGCCATTTCCGGATTAAACGTACGCGCGGCGAACTCGCCGACGTCCTCGAACTCGCTCGCGAGGTCTGTCTTTAGCTGGGCGAACTCTAGCTTAACGCCCGCAAAATCTCGCTCTAGTAAACGGACGATAGACTTAGCGACGAATCCTAGTACGTCCAGGACAGTATCGAACATATTTTTTAGAACGACGCCCGCTGTAAATACGGTCTTAAGAGATAGCGCGAACCCCTCCATAAGCGCGGAGGTTACGGATATACCTCCCTCGTCCTCGGAGTTAAGCGCCGCTAAGGCGTTAAAGATATCCGCCGCCGCGTCGACGACGACCCGCATAGAGTCGGCGCCGCTAGAGAACGATAACTGGATCGCCTCGAACGCCGAGTTTAAACGCTTAATAGACCCGTCAAGATTATCGGTACGCGCGTTAGCTTGCTCGTACGCCAGGTTAGTACCTGTTAAAGAAACCTCCAGCTCGTCGAATAGGTCGCGATTCTGGACAAGGATATCCGCGCTCGCCATTTGTTCGATACCGAATATTTTTATTTTCTCGGTTACCGATAGATTCGCCGTCGCCAGATTATCGAGCGCGGCGTTCATACCTACGACCGCCGGATTAAACTGGTCGTTCGCTTGCGCCTGTAGTCGGACTAGGACGGACTTAAATTTCTCGCCCGCCTTGCTGCCTGTAATACCCGCCTTAGCGAATACCTGGATACCGGCGTTAGCCTCCTCGAACGATAGACCGGCGAGTTTCGCTGTTACGCCCGCGTTCTTAAGAGCGAGCGAGGTATCCCGTATCTCAGAGCTACCCTTTTGAGCGCCCGCCGCCAGGACGTTAATAAACCTAGTAGCCTGGTCCGCGCCCGCGCCGAACTGGTTAAGAGATTCGCCGAGTGCCGCCGTCGCCGTGGGGAGTTCCAGACCCGCCGCCTCGGCGAGAGTTACGGACGCCAGTGTCGTAGCCTCCAGGGCGTCGAGATTAGCCAGGAGGTCCGGTTTAGCGGACGCCATTAACTTAAACGCCTCCGCCGCCTGGGAGGCGGAGAGGGTCGTAGTCTGTCCTATTCTCTTACTGGCGCGTTCGAGTTTAAGGAGGTCGTCGCCGGTAGCGCCTGTAATAGCGGATAAGTCGGAGATAGATTTCTCGAACTCGCGGACCTTTTGAGCGGTACCGACGAACAGCGCGGTCGCGCCAGCCGCGACGCCCAGGGCGCCTATCTGTTTCATTTTTTTAGCGAGTCCGTCGACGCCTTTAGTCGCGCCGCCGAACGCGGAGCTAACGCCTTTTTTCTCGCCCTTTAGGACTATCCTACCTGTCCAGGTACGGTCCGCCATTTCGTACAATCTCCGTTAAGGGCGCGAGGTCGTTAAGTGTCGCTCTATAACTTCTACCGCCTCGATAAACACGGCGGTCTGGTCTAGCCAGCCGCCAGCACTGGGTAATATCTGGTTTTTATAATGGTCGTACGCACGTAGTAAAGCTAGCGAACGTTCCGTTACTTGCCAGCGTAGACAGATATCCGTCTTATAATCTATCTCCGGTATTGCCCATTTATCCCGAATCGGCGATCTATGCGTTTCGGGATCGCAATTACATCTATCGCAAGTAAAGACTCCTGGTTTAGATCGTCTTACCTCTACCGCGATTATTAGTTTTTTTCGTCGTCCTCCGTTAGTACCGAAACGTTTACGACCTGGGCGCCTACTTCCATAGCGATTTTAAGCGGGACCTTAGTCCTATTAAACGCGCTGTAATGGAAATCCTTACCGTCCATATCCGTAACGCCTCGCCAGTTATCGCAGCCAATATTAAACGCCAAGTAGTAACCTGTAGGTTTCATATAGCCGTTAACCTGGTCGTAGTGGTTCTGTACCTCCGCTAGCTGCGCCTGGGTTAGCGGGTTAATGTGGAACTCCGCGCCCTCCGCTAGCTTGTCCTCCGGAGCGTACCACTCCGAGGCTAGTCCGGTTAATGCTTTCATAGTTCTTAGGTCCTTTTGTTTTCCTACGTAAATACTATAGTAACGTCGTCGTCGCCCGTATCATCTACCGCGCCGAACGGAATATCGTACGTACGTATTCCCTCTCGATCGCCTGGAGAAACGTCCCGGTAATAAACGACGGGCATAGTAATCTGATAATGATTAAACGCCGTCGGTCCGATAACGCCGGTATCGAGCGCTAACGTGGTCCCTTGCTGTAAAGCTAGCTGGGGATTATCGTCGGCGATAACCGTAGCCTCCGGATCGTACGATCCGTTAACGTCCCTCTGGGTTAGGCGTATCTGTCCGTACCCGTCGCTAGCGGATATGTCCGCTGGCATACCGACGGTATTAGACATATCGAACGCGAGCGCCGAAATAATCGCCGAGAACCCGCCGATAGAAAACGGAACGCTTATAAGCGCGGGCGGTACAGTCGAATTATACGTCGGAGACGCGAGCGCCGTATCCGTCGGTAATGTTAGATGCCCGGTAAACGTAAACGACGCCTTACCAATAGCGCCCGCCTCCAGGTTAAACGATACACTACCTACGCATCCCGTAAGGATATAGCGAATACCGTCCTGGAAATAGTAAATAGTTACGGACTCTTGTAAAGTACTTACCGGCTCGTATGTAACGTCGACCGCCGCGTTTATCGTCTCGCCAAACCCGCAACCACGTAACGCTTGTCCGACTTCCGGAGGCGTATCTACGGCGCTACCACTACCTTTTAACTCGACGTCAAAAGTAACAGCGCGTAACTGTCCGCCGAATACTTGCTGGAGCATACCGATATTAGCCTTTACCGCTGGGCGTTCGCTCATACGCAGCCCCTCGTTACTCCAGCCCAAGTTCTCGACCAGGAGGGCGTCCGTCCCTTCGACCGGGACCGAGTCCGTACCGTAGGTCGTCTCCACTTTAAGGAGGATTACCTCTCTATTCGTTAACATTTTTCTCGCCCTCTGGTTTAGGCTTGCTAGCCTTTTTCGATTTCGCGGAACCCTTAGCGCTCTTTTCGACGCGCCTCGATCCGCCCTGTTTCTGTATCATTTTCTTACGCGTCATAACTAAACCCTCTAGGTTTCCAGGTCTGCGATACTGGTCCGTAATCTAAATATCCAGTTCGTCCGATAGACCATGTTTTTACGTTCTCCGGAATCGTCAATAAGTGGTTCCTCGGCGCCTCCCGGTATTGACGTCGTAACGAACCCTAACCCCTGGGTAACGTCCGCCATTAAAGCGCGATGTACATTACGGCGCATTTCTAAAAAAATACTATCGACGTTCTCTACGTGCGCTCGCTCGTAACAGTCGATAAAAACAACCTGGTCCCAATCTATAAACGCGACGTTAGACGGGCCTAGCTCGCTAATGGGAGAATCCGGACCTAACCGAATGTTATAGCCTGGGAGTTCTGTATCGTTAAGGTCGGCGACGCGGTTACGATATACCTTAGCCACGTTTATATCCGCATCGGCGCCCAGGTTAGTCTCGATCGCGTCGAGTAGCTGTTCGATCCGCGTCGCCATACCCTACTTACTCCGCGCCAATCG